TGGCAACCAATGTCGGTGGCGCTGTTGATGGGCGACTCGATGTCGTCGGGGACAATCAGGTCAGCACGCGATCCCACCATGGCCGACGTGATGCCCACGCTCTTGACGCTAGGGCTCTGGGACGGTTCTGCGCCCTTCACATCGAAGGCCACCCGGCTCCATCGATTGTCTTTGCCTGAGTTGTCAAGGTGCTGCAGGAACGGGAAGTCCATGATGCACCGCTGGACAAAGAGGCTGAAGTCGTCGGCCCGCTGCTTGGATGCGGACACGACTAAGACCTTTTTGTTCACGTCGCAGTAGAGGGTCCACAGCACGAAGGCTGCGGTCACCCAGGACTTGCCGCATCCACGAAACATCTGGAGCTGGATCCTCGGGCCTCCATATTGGAGGTATCGAGCCATTGCCATTTGTGCCCTGGTGGGTTCAGGCAGGCCCAAGTGTCGCCAGAGGATCCTCAGGAAGAATGAGAAATCCGAGAGTAGCTTGGTCTGAAGCTGTTCCGGAGATAGAGCCATAGGAATGAAAAAATGGGGCCCACTGCTGAGCCCCTGTAGTTGGAATACCGATAAACGCCGGTTACCCGAAATCAAGCTACTCGCCGGCTTTCTTGGTGGTGTACTTCTTGCCGCGCCAGGAGAAGGTTTTCTTTCCGGCGCTGCGGGAGGCCTTGAAGGCGCTGTTGAAGGAGCCCTTGTCCATACCTCCCTGCGTCATGCGAGCCGGCACGGCAGGGCCTTGCTTGGGTTTGTAGTCGCCGCGCTTCATGGCGCCAGTCAGCGTGGCATCAGCGGCGGGCTTGGGCTTCAAGGTGTCGTAGGCGATGCCTGTAGGGCTGAGACTCTTGGCCGCCCCAACAACCTTGGCCACCTTTGCGGCCGTGGCCAATTTTGATCCCCGTCCTTGTGTTACCGGGGCACTGCCCCCCTTGGAAGCTCCTCCGCCAGAACCGAAGCTGACCCTGGCAGTGGAGGCCTTAGACCGATTGGCTCGTTCAAAGTTGCCGGCTCCGGACACTTTGGCGGTGGAGACCGACGACCGGTTGGCCCGGTTGGAGGGTTTTGCTCCGGAGACCTTGGCGGTGGACTTGGCCGCACGCTTGGAGCGATCGGAGCTGGATGTAACCTTTTTTACTGGTGCCATGATTCAGCCTTCCACAACAGTAGCAACGTTAATGGTGAAGCCGGTGCCGGCCCCGATGTAGCCACCTGCAGCAGTGAGGACATCACCCACGGCATAGCCCTCGCCCGTGCGAGTAGCCACCAGGGTGCAGACGGTCACGATGCCACCGGCCACAGTGATGTTGGCCGCTGCGCCAGAGGCCAGCAGCTGGGAGCCTGAACCTGTGGTGCGAACCAGGGGAACGCTGGTATAAGATCCGTTGGTGTAGCCCGTACCACCTACCAAGGTTCCGATGGTGCCCACGGAAGTCTGGGTAACACGACGAACGCGACCGGTGCGCTTGCCGTTCACCAAAGTAGCTGGAGCCCTATCGGCCTGACGAACGGTGTTAATGGCGTCGGTGGCGACGGCCACGGATGCGTTCACCACGGCCACGGTGGCCTGGGTCTGGATGGTGCGGTTGAGGCGATGCTTCTCGATCCGGGTTTTCCGGAAGTCAAAGCCCGAGGTCACCTGGTTGGAAAAGGGAGTTTGGATCGTGGTGCGCGAAGCACCGGCCACCGTGGTGCTGGGGAATGCACCGTAGGCGGAACCGCCAGCAGGAAGAGTAGACATGGGATTTTCAAAAACAAAGGAAAAAAAATCAGGAACGGAGTTCGGTGATTTCGATGGTGCCGTCGGCAACCGCAGAAATGTCGCGGATCACAGCAATGTTGGCGCCACCATTGATAGGTACGCTGTAAGTCACATTGTGGTTGGCAGGAAGGGAGATGCTGGTAGAGGCATTGGCCGTCTGAGCACCGGAGCCGATTGCAACGCGACAAGCAGCGCCCAAGGCGTGAAGAGTCACAGCTCGAATACCGTCTGTCAGCGCAATGTTTTGCGACGTAATAGTGGTGGTAGAACGCCGAGCCAAGGAGGGGAAGGAGGCGTTTTCAATCGTGCTGCGAGTCGAAATCTTGGGAGTGAGAACAACAGCGGTCATAGTGGAAGACTCTGGATGGTGGACGGGTTGAAGAAGGGCTGGTTCAGGAACCAGTCAAGAACGTCGCTAGAGCCCTTGCTTCGATTACATGATTGACACGCGGCCACGAGGTTAGAAGCATCGTTGCGGCCTCCATTAACCTTGGCTTTGACGTGATCAAGCGTGAGAGATTCAGAAGAACCGCAGTAGACGCAACGGTGGTTGTAGTGAGCCTTGATGGACTCGCGCCACAGTCGCTTTGCTTCGGAGCTGGTCATGGCTTGGAGATCCTGGAGAAGATGGTCCGGGGTCAAACTTGGCATGAGTGGGTTCAGCTTTTCCTCTTCTTGACGGACGAGTTCGTGGCCTTTTTGTAGCGGTAGTCAGAGGGCTTACCACCTCCAGCCTTGGCAGCACGATCGTTGGAACGCTGACCTGGTGTCATGGCTCCACGCTTTTTGCCCTTGGCTGTGGCCTTTCCTGAGGCGTCGACGTTTCCCGACTTTCTGAGGGACGACTGTGCAATGGCAAAGGCACTGGCTTTGGTTTTGCCGGCCGCCAAGAGCTGCTTCACAAGCCGCTCTTTGATAGCTGGAGTAGGCATTTCAGCGTTTCCTTTTTTTTACGGGTTTTCGGACTGCGTTGTTTCCTGCCCCATTACGAGCGCGGTTCTTGGCCGGAGACTCGAGGACCATGCGACCATCAGTCGTGTGCGAGAGGTCCTTGCCCCCCTTTCCAGCAATGCCACGCTTTTTGCGCTCTGCCCATCGCTCCTCTGAGGCTGCCTTCACGGCTGGCTTCTTGTTGAGTTTGCGTTGGTAGGCTGCTTTCTTGGCCGCGGCCTTGGGATTCTGGGCGTAATACTTGGCGGATTTACTTTCGGCCATGGAACTCCTCGATGATGGATCTAAGCTCCTTGAGCTCGTCTCGCAGTTTGTCCTCCAGTCGGGTATCCCGCTCGGCGTTGATCTGCAGTGAGTCTTTGAGGGCGGTGGTGGTGGCCTGAAGGCTGGACACCTGAATAAGGAGCCCAACCGAAGTTACAGCAAGCCACCCCATCACGGCCGCAATCGCGGCGAGGACGGCGCCCCTGATCTGTTCGTTCACTGGGTAAGGGCCTCTACGAACTCTTGGTCGGCCTCGGTCAGGCCTTCCATGAGCGAATGGAGGGGGCTTCCCTTGGTGGCAACCCCGGTGATGTTGTTCTTGGCCAGCCAATCGATGGCGGCCTTAAGGTCTGCAGTGGTGCATTCGCCCTTTTGACGGACGCGGGACGCGAGCTCGGAGGTTACGAGCCCATGGAGCTCATTGAGAGCCCGTTCGGTGGCCTTGGCCATGGTTCAAATTACATCGAGGGTCTTGCGGTAGTACCGCTCACGGTCTTTCAGGCCATTCTGGCCGCCATTTACGGCCAGGGTGACGTGCTTGACGTCCAATCCCTCATCCACAAAGGGAATCAGGCGACCAACCTGTGCCCACCACCAGGCTGCCGAGGTGACTGGGTATGTCTTGGAAACGTAAGGGCAGCCCAATTCCAAGACCTTGGGGTCGCGGATGGCCTGTGAGAACAGGTTGTAGTTGTATCGTCCGGTAAGTTGTAGGTATCCGGCTCCCTTGAACTTCACTCCATCTCCAGGCAGAGCATTGCCTAGGTCTTCACGTCCTTCGTAGGCTGCTCCGGAGGCCAATTCCTCGAACCACCGACCTCCGCCACTCTCGTGGGAGATCTGGGCCAGAAAATGACGCACGTTGGGCCGAGAAATGATGCCAAACCTGGCCATGCCAGTGTTGAGCTCCGACAATTCGGTCTTGGAGATCTGATCCGGGCGGCATCCCCACACATGAGCAAGTGTTGCAGCCGAAATCGGCAGCGGCGACTCGGGAGTGACGGTCCTGGGGGCCGCAGCAAGCTCGTAGGTGGTGTAAAAGCCCGGACCGATGGACGGACTGGCCCACCTGGGAAGGAAGTTCTTCCAGCTGTACCGGACGGCCCTGCCTCCACGTCCGATCTGAGCATACCCCCCCATTGATGTTGTCCAACTCCCCATAGGGGTCATGGAAAATGCCGTGGGTTTCGGTTGCCCCAATCAGAAGGATCCAGTGACCACCTCCACGAGGGGCTGAAACGGGTCCGTGGTGCAGAAAGCCTACACCTACCGGACCCAGCTTCAAGGCCCCTAGGAGGTCCTCCACGGTACCATTGGTGAAGCTTTGGAGTTTTACCCCGTACTCCAAGGCAGCCTTCTCATGGGGCACGGGTTCGGTGGTGTCCCCGTACTTCAGCACCGACTTTAAGTAGTTGTCGTCGGCATTGGAACCATGAAGTGCTTCAGGCTTAAGAAACTTGATTGCCATGGCATTGGTACTGGAGCGGCACATCCGCTGGCCATGGCCTGTGGCTGAATCAATCTGGCTGTAGTATTGAGGAACTTTCCAGAGGATGTCAGTCATCAGCGGCCGTCACCTCGGAGGACCTTCTTAATCTCCTCAATCTGATCGTCTTCTTTGCGGGTAGACTTAAGAAAGCCAGTGATCAGCTGATAGAGAGAGTTAGCCTTGATCTTGGGATTGTTGGCCAGATACTCAGAAAGCAAAAAGAACGATAACCAAGCAGCGGAAATAAGCTGCTCGGTGGAAATGACTAGGCCGGCAATTTTGACAGCAAAAAGATAGGTAAACATTGTTGAAAAATCGAATGAACTTACTTGGCAACCCAACCAGTATTGCCTGTGCCTGTACCCTGTTTGACATACAGAATGCCTGTATCTGTTCTTAAGCAGATGCTGCCTGGATTAGCGGTAATGTTTCCTTCTGGGTTTGCTCCAAATGTAAGTACCCTGACTAATCCATACCCAACAGTCTGAAGACTTAATATTCCTGAAGTGCTGATGTTTACAATAGGCTGGCCGCCAACAACAAAGTTGAGGGGACCAGCATTGCTATTGGCTGTTCCTATTGTAAGTCCACCCGATGGACCAAGTGCTCCACCGTGCTGAAGATACAAGCTATAACCGTATGGTTTAGCAATACCTAAATCAGTAGCACTGTTGTTGTATCTTAAACCGCAGAAGTGAAAATCGGTATCACTGCCTGCGTTAGCTTCCCAAGTTGAATTAAGACCTGCTGTTACATCTGCAGTGAAAGTAAGTTTATTAGCATGGACGTTTTTAGTGATGCTTGGATCATTTGTTACTCTTGATGAGTTACCCAGTCTGTTGCCTTCAATACAACCTGGAAGTTGAAAAGAAGTGACAGAAGTGGGAGATATCAGTGCATTGTTGATAAGCCAATATGCTTGCACTGTATTAAGGTACACACTAGGTTTTCCTATAGTCCCTGGAACTCCCCCTCCTACAAAGGTATTGCGTTCAATCCAAACTCGACTAACATTAGTGCCCGCAAGTAAGCTGGTTCCAAGGATGCAAGCACCTCCCACACCATCACCGCCATCAATCCAGTTATCTAAGATTTTGACATATGCAATTACATCTCCTGATTGTTTAGGTTCAAGATTGATTCCAAGGGAGTTTGTCCTGGATTGATCTAGAATATTTCCTTGAATCAAAATCTCAAGACCACATTCAATATCAATAGTTTTTGAACCGTTTGTGGCTGGGAGGAAGCAGTTATTGATAATTCTGACGCCTTCTGGTTGCTGAGGAACTGCGGCTGTATAATCCTTTTTGAGCCATACAGAGCGATAAACACCGAGGGTATAATTGTCAGTAATACTAGCGTTCATTGCCCAATTTGCACCAACAATAAAGTTGGTACAGTTGATCGCATAGCATCCTGAAATAGTGTATGAGTCGGTCCTGACTACAATACCATTAGCCCATCCAACAAACGTACTATCCTTGACGTACTCTCGGCCATTGTTATTATCTCCTTGGAACTCAATAGCAGTTGAGTTAGTAGCTGTATTGGCGTTGAAGTAAAGTCCACGAACTCCACAGTCGGAGTCGACGAACGTAAACATGATTGTGTTGGAAAGTCCTGGACCGGCTCTAAGTTCAGAAGCAGAGCCAGTACCTCCGTCACCAACAAACTCAATGTTACCGCTAATTCCAGCACCTGTGATATAGATCCTGCTGTTGACGTAGTAGATGCCTTCTGGAAAGTAGATTGTTCCACGAGGAAATACAGCGTTGATGGCAGCCTGGATGGCAGCAGAATCATCCGTTGTACCATCTCCCGTAGCCCCAAAGTCCTTGACGCTTACCCTTTCTGCTAGTTTGCTGGTAACAGTCCTGCCAACTGCTCCAACGCCAGTTTGAGTAAAAGTGGTGTTGGTGTTAGCAACAGTAAGTGCAGTGTTTGCTGTATTTGTAGCTGCAGTAATCTGTGCCTGAAGACCTGCCGTAGATTGGTTGGCTGCGTCGTATTGGGTTTCTTGGCTGTAGTAAAGGTTCTGAAGAAAATTGTTATTGAGTCCAGCAACGGGAAGTGGTCCTCCGGTCTGAATTACTGCAGAGAGAGTATCGACAGGAGTTTCTCTGGTAATGAGAATGTTGGTTCCCGCTGCTGGAGCTGTAGTGAGCCTTAGTACATTGCTGCTAAAGAACGTAAAGGCGGTGGTTTGAACCCCATTGAGGTAGGCCTTGATGTGTGTCGTGGCCAGGTAGGGAAAGGTAAAGGAAAAGTCGACCTGGGAGCCATTGCCAGTAGCACTGGTGGGAGCGTAAGGGTTAATTGCCATCGTTAAGAGCGTCGATTGCTTGCTGGGTCTGGGTGGCTGCGTTCACTTCGCCGCGGCCTTGTTGAGCACGGCGCAAACGCACAAGATCGGTGCGTGCCCTCCATTTGTCGGAGTTGTTGAGCATTACGGCTCTGGCCTCAGCCTTGATCTGGTTGAT